AGCCCTGGGACAGCTAAAATCAAACCAATGCCTAGAGTTGCTGAATGGAAACCCATAAATAGTCGCTTAGGGCTATAGTCCCCCTTGACCAATAATTTTTTATTATCTATTCTAATATACGGAGTATAAAAGTGGCTGACGGTCTTAGTATGATGCAGGATCCTAGTTCGCCTCCTTCGATAGTGGAGGGCTACGGCGGCTCCAGTGGTGATCCTGGGGATTTGGCAGGAAAGGTAATGCACGACTATCAATCTGCATCATCGGCCCGTCTATTTCAGGAACAGCAGGTCTTTCTGCGGGCTCTGTTCAATAGCCGGTCGTATTATTTGGTAGATGGCGATATTCAATCGACCACTTCCCAGGCCGCCGTCAACAGCACCCGACCGAAACTCCAGACCGCCGTTGCGTTACTGATGCCCATTGTGTGCCCTCCAGGTCAAGACCCATTCACTATTGACCCTGATCCAGAGTCTATGGACCCCAAAGCCGCATGGGATCTGTTGCAAAAGGGAATGCCTCCCGACCAAATCAAGGACAATCTCTATCAGGCTGCAGGGAAGAAGTCTGATAAGTTGACTGCAAAGATCAAGAAAGGTGATAACTTCACCCGACAAACTGACAAGTTGCTACTATTTTTGTGGGATTTAGTAGTTTTCGGAACTGGGATTATGATGGGGCCACTGGCTGTCCAGAATCCCGAGATTTCCGAAGATCCAGCCGAGGATGAGGAACAAGATAGCGCCTCTTGGAACCCCGTTCCGAAGGTTCCGTTCGACAAAAAGGCCCTGAGAAAGATGATTGATATGGGCCTGTTCGACGAATACCTTCCTCAAATGGAACGTATTTGCCCATTAGACTTTTATCCTGACCCCGGAGCCAGCACTATTGAAATGGCCCGATTCTGCGTCTGGCGGATGCAGTTGGGCAAGGGACAGGTTATGGGAATGTTGGAAGACCCAACTTTCGACAAAAAGGTTCTTCAGAAGATTCTGGAAGACCATCCGAATGGCATCTGGGCTCCGACTTATTGGGAATCCTCGATTAACGCTCTAAACAAACAGCCCGCCCAGACTATCCCTAATGGCCGTTTCGTTTGCTTTCAGTGGTGGGGCTATCTCACTGGTAAGGACTTGGCCGACAATGGCGTTGAAGGTATTTCCAAGAAACAGATGAGCGAACGGGTTGTGGCTCAGATTTGGGTGATGGGTAATAAGGTCATCAAGATCGCTGTTTCCGAACTCCACAACGAACGGCTTCCCTTCTATTGTGTCCCCTATAGTGTGGCCACCAATTCTATCTGGGGTGTCGGGGTTGCCGAGATGATGTTCGATCAGCATGACGGCATCCAGGGTTGTGAACGTGCCCTGATGGACGCCATGGCTATGTCTCTAGCCCCCCAGATGACCGTCGATGTTGACCAGTTGGCTGATCCGCTGACTATCTTGGAAATCAGGCCCCGCAAGATTTGGGGTATTCGAGGCAAGGTCGGTATCACTCAAAAGCCGATTGAATTCTTCCTGCCGACTTATAACTTTGCAGCTATGCTACAGGTCCAACAGAATGAGGAACGTCTTGCTGATGAGCAGACTGGCCTTCCCCGTTTCCTAAATGGATCTCAAGACGGTGCCCATAATCGAACCCTGGGAGGGGCAAACCTCCAGTGGAACAATTCCCTGACTACCTTGAAAACTGCCGTTTACAATATTGAAACGAATTATATTGTCCCTTGTGTCCAGAGCAAAATTCGGTTCTTCCAAACTTTCTCGAAAGATCCGGCCATCCAGGGAGCGTATCGAGTTACGGCCCATGGCGTTAAGGGCCTATTGGCCAGGGAATCTCTGACTGAAGCCATGCAGTTGTTGCTCCAGAACCTTGGGAATCTCCCAGATCAGGCCGACCGTATCAAGATGTCCAACTTCTTTAACAGTTATCTCCGTTATTCCGGTCTGGTCAATGAAGATTTGGTCTATACCGATTCCGAATATGCTGAAATTCAGCAAAAGAAGATGGAACAGGAACAGAAGAATCAGGCTTATCAGTCTGGCATTCAGGCTAGTGTCCAGGCCCAGCCTAAACTGAGGGCAGAGATTCCCGTCAAGGATGCCTTGATCGAACTGATTAAAGAAGCCCCTGAAAATAGCCCGTTACGTCTGGCTTATATGGCTCTTGCTAACCAGGTATTCCAGATCGAAACCCCGCAAATTAAGGGTGCAATGGCCGAGGAAGACCAGATGTCGCATCTTGCTAATATTAATGAAGCGAGCGATATTGGTCATCAGATGGGTAATCGTCCGTTTGAGCCTGCCCATAATACACTGGGGAACCACCCACATCTTCAACCCCAGCAGACAGATGGAGCGCAACCAAAACCTTCCCGTGCTCCCAACCTTCCGAATCACCCCAACCCTCATAAGCGGAAACACTAATGCGGAGATTTGAACAAGCCACTACTGAACAGTTGATTTCTCGGGTCCAGGCGATGCGTGGAACTGAGAGTGGTGATCTGTTCTTGGAATGGCTTCTGCGATACCGCGAGGGTTGCCGATCCGAACTTGAAACTGTATTTGGTGACATTAGTGCTGTAACTCTTTTGCAGGGCCAAGTTGAAGCAGTTAAACGTCTTTCCGAGCTTATTAACCCCAGTAACGCAACGTCAGCAACTCCCCCGGAGCCTGATCGGAGATTCCCGTGGCACAAATAACTGAATATGATCCTACAACTCTAAAGCGTGTTCCCAACCACGATGCCGCTCGCAGGCAGAAGGAATTGGAATCCGTCTTGGCCAAATTGAATCAGGGTAATACCCAGATTGGCCAGCCTGGAGAACCCATCCCGCAGCCCCCACAGCCATCAGTTGAGTCCGGGTCTACCATTGACCCTTCGACCGCTCTACAGCCCACTATTATTGAAATCCCCGATGCTCCCATCGCCCAGCCGCCTATTGTTGTCGTTGAATCCGTTCAGCCTCAGCCTACAGTTACGCTGCCTAGCCCTGATGAATATGCAAAGTTGCAGAAATCCTACAGGGAAGCCCAACAGGCTTTGACTCCGGTTATGCAGAAGAATGCTGTTCTCTTGCGTGACCTGAAGGACGAAAGGGAATCGACCCAGGCCGAACTAAAGTCTCTTAAGGATACCTTGGCTGAATTGACTCAGTTTATCAAACAGCCTAGCCGCAGGGAACCAGTTTATGAGCCTGAGGTCGATACGGAATTGGAATCTTTGGATCCGATGATTGCCGAACGTTTCCGGCGTTTTAACCGTTCCACCCAGGATCGGATTGCCGAGATGGAACGTAAGCATCAGACCGAACTCCAAGCCCTTCGGGATGAGGAGAGGAAGCGTCAGGAAAGCATCGTCGCCCAGCAGGCCAATCGTAGTCAGCAAAATTGGTTGGATACTTTTAAAAAGATGGTCCCCGATTACACTGATTTCATGGCTGATGGTTCCAAGGCTATTGCCTTCACTGAATGGTCGCATCAGCAGCCGGATGAGTATGATCTGGCCATTGCCGCGCCCATGGCATATTCTCCGTTCTTTGTTGCCAAAATGATTAATGAATATAAGTCTTCTTTGGTTCCTACTCCGACTCCTGCGAAACAGCCATCTCTGGGCGATCTTGCGGCTCGTTCTCTTAATGGAACGGCCCCAGTTAAGATTGCTACTAGGGAAGTTGAACCGCCCATGTCTGAGTATGAAATCCGTAACGCTACGGCGATTATGGACAAGATGACCCGAGATGCTTTGGCAACTAAGGATAAGGAAGTTAGGGCTGCAAAGTTGCAAGAAGCCAATGAATTCATGGCCCGATTTGAACGCTACATGTCTAAATAACAACAACCCAAAGGAATTAAACCATGGCAACTATTGATCTGACGATCACTGCCGCTGCTGGCTCTAATGCCGGTTATCTGCCTGATCGCGCTTACCAGCTTTGGGAGGGTCCTTCCCCCCGAGTTCGACGGCGCGTGTTCTTCGTTGGTCAGCCCGATTGGGGTGGCCTTACTCCCACCGCTGGTGATGTTATCCGCACGCAGGTCATCGATCTCGGCACTCAGGTTATTGCCGTGTATCTGTATGTGCTGACTGCTGGGGCGGCTTCCTCGACCGTTTCTGTCGGTGATTCGGCGGCTGTTTCCCAGTATCTTGCCAACGTTTCCACTGCGGCCACTGGAACGTTTATGTCTACTGCTGCTTCCTGGAAGTGGTATCCGACTGCTAGTGACTATCTTCTCGTTACCCTTGGCACCACCGCTGCCGCGACTGGCGCTGTA